TTAGATGGACAAATAAACGATGTCATCCGCCTGTCGTATCTTTTCAGACAAAAATGGCCAAATCATAGATGGCAACTCACCGAGTTCCAAGGCAATCACGCACCTCACATACCGCTTACCTTTTCCAGCTAACGAAGCTGAAAAAATTGATGGGTTTATCGCCGCCTCACCTTTAAAACCGATGGCCTCTGCAAGTTGACGATTGCTCAATTCCCCGAACTTATCCAACAGCCGACGCAAGACCACAGACCCGGCACCCGTACCAACGTCACGAATAGGAATGCCAGGCACAACAGCAATAGCAGGGCCAGAAAGAGCAGAAACATCAGGCGTTAAAGTCAGCGCCCAATCGCGCATAGCCTTAAAAACATGGTCATAAGCCTCTTGTCGAGTGGTGCAAGAACCCGAGCTGACTGAAAATTCCTGCAAGGTAAACGTGAAACAACCTCCCTCGAGCTTCACACTTGAATTTGCTTTTAAAGCTTGCATAAGTTTGTTTGTTTGTTGCTATGAAGTTGGTGAAAATTGCACTACGTTTCGCGGACGCGAAAAAGTCAAATCCGCATAACTTGCAAAATCAACAGGATTTCACTCTTGCTTTTATCTTTTGAGTTCGAACGGAAAAAGGCAGGTAAAAACGGCAGACCACTTTCAGCCGAGCTCTCCTTATGTTCATTCAGACCACCCAAAACGATTACGTCACCATCCGACATAGTGACCGCAGTTGACAACTCCCGCTTAGTCAAAGTAGGCGAACCATTAACACCGGTCGTGGTGTTGATGAAGTTTGAAACCTGTTGCAACACATTCAGATCCACGACCGATTCACGGATCTGAGGCGTTAAGTCAAAAATCACACCGCTGGAACGATATTCAATCGACTGCACTGCCTGTCCAGCGCCTTGAGGAAACGACAAGGCACCCAAAACAGGCACCTCCTGCCCGACCGTGAGTTTTGCCGTAGCACCATCCCGCACCCGCAACGAAGGCGACGACACCACCTTAAAACGGCTATCCGTGGACAAGGCCGACAACACCGCATCAATCGACAGCGACCCGGTATTTTTGAAGCTCATGGAATTGCCAAGCACAGTACCCGCCGCGCCCAACGAAATGCCGAACTTGCCAGAAAGAACACTTGCAGCCAACTGAAATGCCGAGCCTTCACCCGCTGACGTTTGAACTTCGTACAAGGCACCACGCACCAGCACTTGACCGCCTGAAATATCCACCTGGGCGAGAATCTTTTGCAACTTGCCGACCTCAAAAGCCGAGCCATTGAAAATGATCGTGTCCGTTTTGCGCTCAATCAAAGCAGAAGCAGAACCAGGGGGCGAAACTTTTTGATCCGCTTTTGCACCCTCTGGCGCCTGGACGCCACGTTTAGAAGTGAACGCACCTTTGAACAACGGCGAAAGCAAGTCCACCAGGTACGAGCCATCGCGGAATTTTGGCCGATAAACAAAAGACTCCTTTTCCGGTTCAACTTCCTTTTTCTCTTCTTTCACGCGGATGAAATCAACACCGCCTCGGCTTTGCATGGTGTAACCCAACACATCGAGAAAAGAAACCAGAAAAGGCCGAATGTCACCTTTGGCCGCATCCCAACGAAAGGATACTGCCCGCTGATCTGCAACCACCACCGGATCAAGCACATACGAGCCCTTAACCACTTCGCCAAACACCACACGCAGCACTTGAGACACCGCCACGCCATCAAGCGAGAACGACACCGGCGGAATTTTCGCGGACGCGAAATCAGGAGCCGACCAGGCCGACGACGACACCAGCACCAAGGCCAGCAACAATTTACGAATCATTTTCGTTCTCCAGCAAACGGGGAAACAGGCGCGGGAGAGCCACCAGGAGGACCGGCAAGAGACTGGGAAGGGGCAGGGTTAGCCGATGCACCTAAAAACCCACCAGCAGACACAGCATGACCACTAAACGAGGTAACAAGACGCCCGTCAACCATGCCCACAGCAACCAAGCCGCGACCGTTAAAAATTGACGGTGATTCAAGCCGAAGCCGCCCGCTTTCAGAAGCGACGATTGCATAAGCCATCGAGCCAGAACGTAACTCACCAACATAACGCCAATCAGAAGAAAAGGCCGGAGCCGAAACAGGCGCACCGGCAGGAATACCACCAGGCACACCAGGCACACTCACCGAAACAGCAACAGGCGGTTTTGCATCGACCGGATGAAAGAAATGCCAGATGTTACGGAAGGCAAAAAAGCCGCCAACGATGCAAGCAATCACCATCAACCAAAGCCGCTTATTCGCCAGAATGTTTTGCCGCGAATCGACGTTTACCGTTTTGCCCTCAGCACCGCCTTTAAACGAGCTATACAGCGGGAAAATCTCTTTTTGATACCAACGTACCCAATTGCCGATTTCAGTCGCTCTTGTCTGTTTTGAACCTTCCCACATGGTCACGCTGTAAGTCGAGCCCATGCCAAGCGAAACCTTTTTATGTGTTCGAAACGAAAACGCCACCACGTTTTTAACGAAGCGATGCAAGGTTCCCATATCCTGAATCATCAACACCAGATCACAGGCAACGTGTGTTTCAGGATGTGTGAAATGCCCATGCTCAAGAAAAAACGACTTGTGATTTTTATGCAGCTTGCAATCGCTACCCCAAAAACGCCACGCTTCATCGACGCAAACCAAATCACCAGGCTGAACGAAAGTGTCAGTATGTTCGCCATGGTGATCGTCGTAATACGGGAAGAAATCAGGCTTGAAAATGTCCTCGTTTTGCACGTGCGAAACAACGCCCAATTTCTCAATATCAATTTTCTGTTTTTCGGCCACGTACTCGCGCACCAGGTCATTAGAAATACCGTCAACGTTGGTCACAACGCGTCGACCTTGAGCAATGGCATTGATGATGACTTGACTCACAACCTCGTAGGACTTGCCCGAGCGCATCAACCCGGTATAGACATTAATTGGCATGGGGACGCTCTACACAGGTAAAACGCGCGTCAATCTCTTTGCCAACATACCCGGCACCATTCGCAACACCGATCAACCAGAAGGTCAAAGCAACCAGCAAAAACGGCACAAGTTTTGTGATCAAGTGATGACGCCACCACGGCCACGACCGGAGATCATCAAAAACCTCACGATTGGCACGACGCAGCAACATCAGGCGACGAAGACGAGCGTAATCACGCATGAAACACCTCGCGCCAGATCATGGAAAAAAACCAATACGGCACCAGCACGAACATGAGCCAGAAAGGCACATCTTTAAAAATCCAGCGATCCTGTTCCCAAAGAATAGCCAGCGGCACCGCCAGCAACATTGCCGAGAAGGCAAAAAAAAGAAGAAAAATACCAAAAAATCCACCGGCTAACGCATCCATATTTGAACCCATAAAAAAATAAAAGTAACTTCGTGCTGCCACGAAATCAATCAGTGCCCCCCTGCTTTTGACAAACAGAAGCATCCATCGAAACATAAACACAAGTAACGTTGTAAGCCATGAAATTTCCTTAACCGATCACAGGAATGCGGCGAATGATGAAACGCGTAGCCATAGCCGAAACCACCGACGAAAGACCCATCGAAAAATTAAACAGATCGAGAAAATACCAGACGCCAGCCGGGATGCCACCAAGCACGCCGTTCATTGAAGAAGCACTAGGCAAAATACCCGCCGACGACAGCACCGAAATGAATTCGGTCGTGACGAAAAAGAGCCCAAAGAAGATAAAAAACTTGGCAACCACCGACCGAAGGAAGAAGCCAAGCGCCGCCGAAATAATTGCACCGAATCCCATTTAAGCCGCCAATATGATGAAAATTGCAACAATGGTCCAGACCGCAGCCATGACCGCATAAAGCACCTGACGCACGCTAGGCGAATCCAAAAGAGTGCAGTGAGCATCCAACACCAAATGCTTACCAAAAACGTCCACAGACGGCGTGGGACACGTTGCCGCATGGGATGGCGTCACATAAGAACGAAAGTCAGGCAACAGCCCAAGAATCGGCGCAAGAATTTGAGAAGCCGTAGGCGTGTTTTCCATGCCAGGCGGCAAAAACGTATCAGAAGGCGTAGGCGTAGGCGTCGGCGTGGGTGTTGGTAACGGGAAAGGATTAGGAAACGGAGAAGCGGAGCCAGTCGGCGCAGGCATCACAACACCATTAGGCAAAGGCGCGAGAACGTCCGCAGGCGTCGGCATCTTGCCCGGATTAGCATTGCCCCAATCAATCACGTCTTGAGGCGTTATAGGCTGATTCAAGGGAACCGGCACACCTTGATAACCAGGTTGAGCCGCAGCACGACGCAATGCCTCATTCGCAATATCAGCCAACGAACCGGGATCAATCGGCGTAGTCATGGCCGCAGGCGGCATTTGAGCGGCAATCTGATCAAGCGTACCAGGCACAGTTTGAGGCAAAGCTGGAGCAGTCACAACCTGACCACACAACAAATAACCCGGCAAACACGGATTAAGCGTGCCAGAAAAATACCAACCACCGGAAAGAGCACCAGCGGCCACAACGAAAGGAACAAAAGCGGCATCAACAGGAAGAACACCAGTCGAGGGATTTCCCATCACTTGATAAACCGACTGAACCATACCAGGAGGAGACCAACCTTGATTAACCAATGAAGTAACAGGAGCACCACCCGGCAACACCACTGCAATGCCACCAGGCGTATTTGAGGTCAACAATTTATAAGCACCAAAGGCCAAAGCACCAATACCCAAACCAATCGCCACCGT